AATAGCCATTAAAGTAGCAAGATGAGACTCAGTTGAACCAAAAGGTGCTGATCTCCAGCTTTGATTTTGCATATTATCAAGTTCACTCATACTATTATGAATGTAACCCAACTCTTGCAATGAATAGTGTAAGAACTTAGTAGATAAAGTGCCACCTTGATCTTTATAAGCAGCTACTTGTTCTTTAATGTTAGTCATATCATTAATCATATAACCAACACTCTTTCTATTAGCAGCTACAATAAAGTGTTCTTGTTCTGACTTAGCATTCTTAGTAGAAGTAGGAGCAAAGCCCTCCATAAAGTTCTCTAAGTTCTTTATTCTATTGTCAATGTATTCAAGTGTAATCTGTCTAGCAGCTTCAAAGTTACCACCTGTTTTTGGATCAGCAGTGTCATTAATTAGATCTGTAAGACTTTGATTAGTCTGCTTATAAACAGTATGTTTACCTCTCATAGCACCTTCTAATTCCTTGCTATAGTGATTAACAAGATCAAGGCCCATGCTATATCTATTCTTTATAGTACTATTATGAATGAAGTCTCTAATCTCATGATTCTTACCAAGATATATAGCATCTTGATAACCTCTTTCAGACATCCAATCATTAACAGTACCTATTAAACTTGCATACTGTTTTCTACTCTTAGGATTCCTTTTATCTAACTCAGCTATAGTTTTAAGTTTAGCAAATTGTAAGTTAGCTAATACATAACTAGCAACATATGCCTTATCATAAGCACCAGTTACATCTAAGTTATTATTAATAGTATTAAAAGAATCCTGAGCATTTTTAATAGCTTCATTGATAAAGTTAATCTTACTCTTATCAATCTTTTTACTAGTTTGTAATTCACTTAGTATGTTATGCACACTTCCAATAACTTCAACACCATTCTGCAATTCTAATGCTGCCATAGTTGACATACCTCTAACAAGCATTTGCTTTTGATAGTCTAATACAGTACCTAATGACTTAGTAAACTCTCTAACTTGTTTATTACTTTGATACTTCTTAAACTTAGTAGACATCTCACTACCAAATGTTGTATATGTTAGATGAGCAGCAGCAGTAACATCAAATAACTTACTTCTAAGACTAGCAATACCTTCAGGTGCTCCATACTTCTCATTAACAAATTGAGGCATAACATTCATATTAGCAGCTAAACTTAAGTTAGGAATACCAGTACTAACATAACCTTCAAACTCAGTACCATGACCTGCAACTGCTTTTTGCATTAAAGTATCAGAACTAGCTTCTGATATAGCTTGTAATAACTCATCACCAAGATAACCTAATCTAGCAATCATATCAGTCTCTTCAGGGCTTAAATTAACATTGAAGGTGGCATTATTCTTTTGTGCTGCTCTAGCTTTAGCAACTTTAATCATTACATCATTCTCAGCAGTACCTGGTACAAAGTAACTTTGCATATTTAATGTTTTACCAACAATGTCACTAACAAAGTCACCAAAAGATGAACCAACTTGATTTAACAAATCAGCACCAGGCATAAATATATATGTGTTTTGAGTATTACTAAATACAGTATTAACATCTCCAGTCATTTGATCTACAAGAGGACCACCAACTACTTTTGGCATTAATATGTTATAAGTCCTATTACCAGTATCTTGTAACACTTGTAGTTTGGGTTGAGTTATATCTGTACCCATACCTTTACTTTGTTCTAAGTTATAAGCAATAGCAGACTCTCTTAAAGCTTTAATTATATGTTGACCAACACGCCTTAATTGACCAGCATAATCAGTAAGCTTAGCAGTAGGATCAATGTTATGTTTATCTCTATTTAACCTATCAACATATGTTGCTTCAGCTAGAGTTAGATCACCTTTATTGTAGTAATCTTCTACTTTACTAACATCAAAGTCCTTTTTAATAGATGACTTATAAATTGTTCTATATTCTTTTATTAGTTCACTGCTATTTTCATTAGCATTATAATAAACTCCTAAGAAGTTCTTACCAAAGAAACCACTCATAGTTACTGGATCTAATGCTTGAATTGCTTGTATACTCTTTAAATACTCAGCACTATCAGCCATACCAACACTAATAAGTCCAGTCTCTTGAGCAGCAACAACAGTGCCTAAAACATATGCTAAGTTAGCCTTATTACCAGTTCTAGTAAACTGCTTACTCTGAGCTTCTAATGGTGCTAATAAGTGTTGCATTTCAGTCTTAGCTCTTAAGTTCTTACCAAGAGGATCTTTACTAGCAGAAGGTAATATAGACATTGATAGTTGCACAGTATAGTTTTGTTGCAAGTATATACCCATCCTATTAGCAAGTTCTTCTTTTTCCTCATTAGTCATACTAAAAGCATTATCACTACCTCCTAAAGCTGCTGCAATTTGTAGTAATGGATCATTTAAAACTACACCATCATAATTATTACTGCCTAACTTATTAATCTCTGATATAGGATCATTAAACTTACCAGTAGTACCATCATTTTGTCTTACCTTCATCTTAAGCATCCAATCAGTAACCATACTAATGTCACCTCTTTGATTCTTAAGCTGGCCAAACATATCAATAGCAGTTAACATAGCAGAGACACCTCTAGTATATAAGTCACTACTATTAATTACATAACCTCCGCCACTTCTATCACCAACAGTATTAACATAACCTTCTAATAAGCCTTTTAAATCTCCACTATTAGTTAATATGGCATCTCTAATAGATCCTACAAGTTCCTTATTATTCATAATGAATTGTGGAATACTACCAAAGATATTATCCTTTGATCTAGTAGCTTTACCAGTAAGTACATTCTGCATTTCAGCCATTCTAATAAAAGTGCCAAACTCACCTTTAATAGCAGCCTTCTTATAAGCTTTAACTGCATCATTATTTAATAATGCTTCATTAGTTAATCTATCTTTAGAATCAACTATAATATCTAAACCAAACTGACTAATCAAAGCTGCTGCTAACATTCTATTATTCTGTTTAACAAGAGTATTAGCAAGTTTAGTTCTAACTCCATCAATAGTTACATCTTTAGTAAACAACATAGAAGCATGACCCAGAAAGAAACCACTCTTTAAATTGTTAGGATTAATCAAGCCATAAACATCAGATACTTGATTTTTTAAAATACTAGCACTACTTATACCTGCTTCAACTGTTTTAATAAGCCCCATATCATCTTTAAATGAATCTTCATAGCCTAATGATCTCATAAAGCTAGTAAATACACCTTCAAATTGACTACCCTTTAAAGCAGCACCAACACCTTTAAATAAAAGACCAGCAGCAGTACCTTCGTGTCTTCTACCAGAACCAGGCTGTAACATTGGCAAAGCACTTACTTGGTATTTTATTTCATTAGTGCCTGGACTACCACCTTCAACTCTACCAGCAGTAAGAATAAGATGAACTGAATCTTCACCAGGTCTATTACTAATTGACTTTTGTTTAACAGAGGCTACTGGAGTATCAAATAACTTAAAGTTTTCAATCTGTCCAATTAAATAATCAGCACTGCCAGTACCACCAACATAAGTAACATTATCACCACCATCTGCTCTAATTTGAACAACCTTATTAACACTTCTATCATATACAAAAGTATCACCTTCATTAATAACAAGGCCATTCTTTTGCATCATATCACCCCTTAAAGTTACTTCTCCAACATGCGTTCTAGCATCTAACATAGAAGCCTTAATACCAGTATTAGTAACTGTTGGCATACCAGCATAATGTTGTGTTCTAAACTTAGGATTAGTGTAGAAGTTATCACTATAACCCCCATTAAGTTGTAATAATACAAACTGTTGTTTATCTCTTCTACCACCAATAACTGAACCAACACTATTAGCAACACTACTATAACTAATCATCTTCATTCTAAACATGTTGTTAAGTATTTGATTAATATCTTCTCTATCTGTTTCACTTAAATTTAAATCTTTAAACTTATCAAATAATTCTTTTCTTTGTGCTAATACAAAGTTATAAGCACTTTCATTTAGCACTGTTCTAACATCAGTATCAAACATAGAACCTAAGTTTACTTCTTCTGCTGTTAGATAATTATGTATAAACTTCTTAGCTTTATCATCAGTTAATAAAGATGTTAATTGAGCTATATTATCTGCAATGCCCTTTCTCTGACCTGCATTATATTCTTTTAAACTACCCTTTTCTAATATAGTCTTAGAAGCCTCTTCAGATACTTCATACATTAATCTACTACCAAGAGCATTTTTTATTCTTTGGTTAATTTGTGCTGGTTTACTAGGATCAAGATTAAATAACATACCTCGTTGATTACCTTTAACATTTAACAATGTCATGATCTCATCAGTTTCATCAGGACTAAAGTCACCACTATTAACAAGTTTATCCTTACTAATAAGAACACCAATACCAGTTCCTTCTAATATATCAATACTATTTCTATCAGTTGGAAACTTATTTCTAACACCAAATGATTCTAGTTGATAACCCTCTTTATTCTGAGTAGAAACACCCTCAGCAACACCACCTAAATAAAACCTTTCATTACCCTCATAATCAGTACCAAAACCACTATAAACACTAACATCTCTAGCAAATGTTCTAGCATATTGTAATGTTTGTAGAAGAGGATTCTTACTAACATCAGCAATGTTTAGTAAACTCATAGCTCTTTCATTACCAGCATCTAAACCATAATTTATATACTTACTAGCAGGAACACCTGCTGCATAGCTAATAGCTTGGTGAGCCTGTAAATAAGGATCAAATATAGTTCTAGATAACTCTGTCATCTGACTATTTAAATCTCTTTCAGCATTATATTTACTATTAACTCTAAGAACATCTAAGGTTAAATCCTGATAACCTTCTTGACCTAATAATTGACCAATAGCATGTATAGCTGTAAAAACATCATCACCACTTTTAGCATTTCTAATATTTTGTATTTGATCTGTTAAATTAATGTCAAACTTTGTACCTTCAACATTAACATTAACAGTTAACCTGTTATAAACATCAACACCAGCTAACTGTCTAGTAGTATCTAAATAGTTAATACCTTCAGCATTAAATCTACTTTCCATTGCATTAGCAAGGTCTTTATATCCACCTTTATCAAACAAGTTATTAGAATAAGCTAATCCTTCTGTATTAATGCCAACCTTATTATCAGCTAACATATATCTAGTATCACCCATTAAAGAAACAGCAAAGTCTAATGCAAGACCTCTCTTTCTATCACTATCAACACCTATTAACTTACTTGCAGGATTACTAATAGCTTGTTTATAAGCCATCTCACCAATCATAGTAGCAAAGATACTAGTAGTATTATCAATACTAGACATCTCAGCAGATTGACCATGTTTTAAAACACCTGGTATATCACCAAACTTCCAACTAATCTCTCCACCAGTATTATTAGTAAAGTTACTGTTATATATCAACTTACCTTCCTTTTGAAAGAACACAGGACCAGGTTGATTAGCAGTACCTTGTAACATACCAAGAGTATAAGTAAGCCTACTAGTATTAGTGTTTAAACCTAACAATTTACCTGGCATAATAGCAACTTCTAACATAAGAGGAGTGCCAAATCTATCATACTTTCTAGTAATAGACATAGCATCACCTAACCCTTTACTCATCTCCCTTAAAGTACTTTCTAACTTTAAAAGATCACCAGTATTAGATTGTCTAGCCCAATATGGTAAACCTTCAATGGAGGGTAACAAACCATTATCCAACCTATTACCAAAGTTAAGTTGAGCATAAGACATTGTTACAGCCTTATTAACATCCTTCAGTTCATATTGCTCTTCTTCCCACATCAAAGAGAGCTCATTACTTGATTCAACACCTAAGTTTAAAGCTTTAATATTATCTCTAAAATCCTGATCATAACCAGTATTACTTTCTTTAGCAGCATCAATGAATAGTTTTCTATTAATAAAGACTGCACCCATTTCATCACTAACATATGGATCATTACCCCCAACCTCAAGATACTTATTATCAGATCCAATATCAACACCTAATGAGTTCATACTAAAGTTAGAAGAGTTAGCAGCAGTACCAGCTATTTGCTGAGTATATTTAACATAAGTACTACCATCTTTTCTTGTGGCTTTTCTATATCTATAAGCACTAAAAGACTTACTATGTTGTCTAGGAACATCAGCACCAGCCATATTACCACTAGCAATAGCAAGCATTTGTAATGCTGTTAAGTTTTTACTATCAGTGATACCTAATTTTCTATTAATGCTACCAACTTTCTCACTTAATGATTGATTACTAGTTGTAATACCCTCAACAAAACCACTAATAGAACTACCATACTCAACACTAAAATTGGCACCAAGTCTATCATTTAAATAATTCCAAGTAGGTTCTATAACCTGTTTAGTAAAGTTATTAGTATCAACTACAACCTTACTAATACCCATAGCAATCAAGCTAAAATTCTTTCTTTGTATGTCTCTATACAATTCATATCTAACATCTTGTCTTGATCTAAACTGGCCACTTTCAAGAGTACTAGAGCTAAACTTACCCATCTCACCAATCTCTTGACTGGTATCTTTATTAAATCTATGAGTTCTGTTATTAGGATCATTACCATTTATATCTAAATGATTAACATGTAATAAGTATGCTTGGTCAAGCACCATAGTCATACCTAAATCACCAGTATACTTACCTTGTAACTGATCTAAACCACCAACAGTTTTTCTACCACTTTCAGTATGTAGATAATCTATAGTGGCTTTTAATGTATACATAATGTCAGTAGCATACTTAACATTAGACTGACTGCTTCTAGTTGTTATTTGTTGTTCTTGTGCTTTAACAACTTGTTCATACATAAGAGCAGATACAGTTCTCTTATAATCATTAACCTTATTATCATTTAATCTTTGAGGATCAAACTGATTTCTTAGTAATTCATATTCTCTTTGTTTAGATAAGAATCTACCAGAAAAACCACTAGTAAGATAAGTATTTAGTCTATCTGATCCTAATAAGGAACCAGAATCAATATACTTTTGTCTAGCTTTAATCAAGTCATTATTACTATGAAACATGCCTAACATTTCATAGTTGGAGCCAGCTTTAAATATAGAATCACCAACAGGACTAGTTAAGTTAATAGAACCTAACACAGCAACTTGATCTGTGATATAAACCTTCCTGTGATGGGCAGGACCAGCAAGTTTAATATTAAATACTTGATTAGCAATCTCTTCTGCTTCAGCTTTAGTCTTTTTCTTACTATTAATAAGTTGAGTAATAATAGTTTCTTTTAACTTCTCCATCTTTGCAACTTCAAGTATGTTAGGTCCAAAAATAGAAGCACTAGTACCTTCATCTCCTGGAACAGGAGAGCCAACAATCATATTAACTTTAAATTCATAGTTCTCATTACCTATGATTTCTCTATAGATCTTACTAACAACAACATCACTAATAGCTCTATTTTGATATTGGAAAGTATCAATTGTAATACTCTCTTTAGCAGATTCAAACATAGAAACAAATGGTAATATACCAGGTCTAGTTTGATACTTAACATCATCAATTACTTTAGCTGCTTTTTGTTTATAACTATTATTAATACTAGTATCAATAGCTTTAATGTTTCTTCTATTTATACTAACAGCACCCTTAGTTAACTCATTAACATAGGACTTACTTCTAACAAAGTCTAAGTCAGTAATAGTCTTACCAGCTCTACTTCTACTACTATTAAAAGTACCTTCATTAATTGCTCTAAGCTCATCTGCTGTATTACCATCAACAGGTATTAAACCACTACCAAACAAATCAGCATTAACCAATCTATCTAATGTTTCTTGGCCCCTAGCTTCCATATCTCTAACATTAGAAGTAGATATAACTTCATTAAAAGCATTAGCATATTGATAACTTTGATCTAAATAATAGTTATCTTTAGCTTTAGTAGGATCTTCTAAATACACACTTTGTTGTTTTAAAACATTACCAAATATATTCTCAAACACCACTTGACTAGCATAAGCTTTAGTCTCAGTAGGATCAATTCTATAAGCTTCACCCATTAAGAACTTAAGACTCTTTCTACTATCTAATAAGCTATTAGAAACATTACTATCAAACTCAGTAAACAGTCTAGCAGTAACTGTTTGACTAAGACCTAATACAAAATTATTAGAGAATGCTTCTCTTTTACCAGTATTAGTATTAGACTGTTTAGGATCAAACATACCCCCTGATATATCACTAGTCATACCAAGAGCATTTTGCCAATCACTATTAGTTAAACCTAATTCATTAGTAAAAGATTCACTATTATACAAACCATAACCAACAGAAGTTGCTAGAGCACTTCTATTACCTTGTTCTATAAAACCATGAAGACTACTAACAGATTGTCTTCTATGTTCTAAATGATATTCAGTGTTTGAGAAATAACTTGACATTTAATGCCCACTTATAATATATATTTGACTATTATTAATGTATATACTAGTATAATTACAGTTAATAAATAAATATAAGTAAGCAGTTAATATAATAATACTTATAAATTATTTATAGTAAATAATTACAACATTAAAACAATAACAAACATTAATAACAACTAATATGTCTACAGCATCAACAGTATTTGAAATTCCTCTTCCTTCTGGTAAAGTTATCTCTTTTAGACTTCCTACATATAGAGATAGACAAGCAGCAGTTAAGAGATTTAGACAACAACAAAATGAAGTAGGTTGGTCAATTGAAGAGTTTTTAGCATTTGGTATGCTTGAATTTGTAGATGGACTACCTCTACAAGCTGGTCTTGACCCTATTGATCAAGTATCTGAATGGTCATTAAAAGATGTAAATATTTATCTAGAAGTATTTATGCCCCTAGTATTTCCTGATGATGTTGCTAAGCAAAGAGCACAAGACATGGTTAAGGCACTTCTTGAGGGAAAGTCAGTAGTGAAACAAGCGGCCTCACCTATTACTTCAGCCCCTACTACAGCTATAACCGCATAACAGATGTTGCAATATCATTGGCAGTATTATATAAACTGCCAATGGTAACAACTAGAAAGTGTATATATAACTATGACTCTAACTATCCTGAAAAGTATTATAGAGACATACCAATATCAGAAGATTTAATATTATTAAGAGAGTTAACGTTTGAGGGTTATGCCAATCACTTCATAGAAGCATACAACTTAAATAACTACATACAAATTAGTGGCACTATACAGATACCATATGGTAATGATTGGCTAGACCTAGATGAAGTTGAGAGAAGAGCATTTGAAATTGTAGTTAACAAAGTAAACATTGAAAGACATAAAGCAGCTCAAGCAGAAAAAGAAGAACTAAAGAAGAACCTTCAATCTTCAACTCAAAATCATTCTAGGTCAATGTTTGATGGTATACCAATGTCTAGTATAAGTATGAGATAACAACACTAAATGGCAACAAATAATACAAAAGCAACTACATCAACTAAGAAGGAGGAGACTAAACAAAAGTCTCCTTCACCTCCTTCTAATGGAGAAATAAACTTCTCTAAATACAAAACAAATCCACCATTACAAGTGTTTGGAGATACTTCTAACAAAGTAAGACCAAACACTTACAAACAACTAGGTAGAGCCACCTCATTTGTAAGTAATGGTGATTCTTTGTATGTAAATACAGGACCACATCAATATGCTTTAGCAACGTGGGATTATGCTAGAAAGAATGAACCAATAATATCTGATGGTTTAGATAAGATAGTATTATCAGTTTTGGCTAAGATAGGTTCCTATAATCATCCTAATCCAGACATAAGAAAGTTTATAAAAGCTAACTTAAAACATAAGATTAGACACTGGATTGAAAATATAACTTATTCTATGTTGTGGTCAGGTAAGTCTGTATCAGAGATAATATGGGAAAAGAAGTGGGATGGTGACACCCCTCAGTTATGGGTAAAAGATTTAATAAACTATCATACATCTCAAGTTATATTAAGATTAAATAACTATGGTACTTTAACACATGGAGAACAAGTATTAAATAGCCAGTTTAATACAGGTGTTTGGGTTCCTAGACCTATTTTAACTGAAGATAAAAAGATGTATAAAGTTGATAGAAACAACACAGGATCACATATAAGACTTGCTAAAGACAAGTTAATTATAGCTACATATAAAGATGAAGGTAATAACCCTCATGGCACACCAGCTTTATATGCAGCTATTCAATGGTCTTTATATAAAGCAGCTTTTGTTGATATGTATTCTATTGCATTAGACAGATATGGAACACCTTTAATGTATTTCATAGTACCAGCCACACAAACAACTGAAGACATGGAAGAAGTTGATGGTACTATTAGAAAAAAGATGTTTAGAGAAGCATTACAGGATGAACTACAAGACTTAAGAAGTGGTTCTGTTTTAATACTTGAAAGACAAGGAAACAAAGATGCACCAGAACCAAAAGTAGAATCATTAACAACTGGTAATAACTTTGGAGATTCATTTATAACAGCCATTGATAAGTGTGATCAAAACATGTTACATGCTATGGGAATACCTAACCTACTTATAAAGAATCAAGACTTAGGATTAGGTTCTGGTGGAACAACTGAAAAGCAAGTTGAAATGTTTGAAATGTCTATTGAACAAATAGCAATAAAAGTAAGTGAAGTATTAATTGATCAACTTATAAAGACTTTAATAACTTATAACTTTTCACCAAAACTAGTAGATCATGCTGATAATTATGGAGAATTTATAATCAAACCAATAAGATATGTTGATTATAAAGTAATGGCAGAAAGTGCAAAGATACTAACAGAAGCAGGAGTTATAGCACCATTAGTAAGTGAAATGGATAGAAAATTTATTAGAAATCAACTAGGAATACCTAATGATCATGAGGATGCATAATGAGTATTGCACATAAAGATGTAACAACAATTGATAATCACACACCTTACAGATGGGTATTTAATAATGTTACAGAAAGACTAACACTAACCTCTATTAACTCATCTGAGTTATATAAAAGAGCCTTACAATTAGATAATGAGTTAGAATATACATTAATATCAACATCACCTATTAGATGGAAAGAATATGGTACAACTAACTCAATACCTACAACAACCGTAGCAAGACTTAATCCAAGTCCAGTTATAACTGTTGTAGAAGATTTATCTATTAATCCAACATATTCTTGTTTAAACTTAACATCAACTGCTAATGTAACTATAGTATCAACCCCTAGTATCATTGGAGCAACTAGCAATGCACAAGAATTAACTCTAGTAAATGTTGGTAATTATAATATAGTATTTCAAAATAAAACTGTATTAGAGGGATCTCTAATAGATACATCATTTACACTAACTCCAACTGCTAGAGTAGTAAAACTAATATACATAAAACAAGGTTTAAATTTATGGTTTAAATACTAAGTACAATTTGTATATAAACAATAAAAAACAACATTAGATATACTTCCAATGTTGTTTTTTATTGTTTATATACATATATACATATATATATATATATATATATAATTAGTTTTTAGCTTTATGTAATAACTTAACTTGATTCTTTCTAAAGTTCATATACCATTGTGTAAACAATACATGTTTACAGGGACTAAACCTATCAGCACAGTCACAAGAGTTACCTTGTATAAAGTAGGTATCTCCCTTATCATTGCTAACAACAAATGTATCTTCTAATGAATTAATAACACAATAACCTTCCATGATTAACATACCAGCAATAGTATTATTAACAACAGTATGAGGATCATCTATAGGTGCAATCTTATTAGTACTAGAACTACTTCCTAATGCTACATCATAATAAATATAACCATCATTAGGACCTCCATCTTTTAACACATTAACATTCTTAAAAGCACCACCAATAATTAATTTAGACATGTAATTATTAATAGCTAAATATAGTAAAGGATTCTTCATTTATTATTTAATTGATTCTTTATTTGTATATACATTATATAGGAATGTTATCAGCAAAGTCTTGATATAGTATTAACATTTTAGGTAAGAAATCCTTAGTCATATATTCAGGAAATATATAAATCTTATGTTCAAACATTATTAAATTAGACATTATTATTTCATCTTGAATCCTAGTAACAAAACTAATAGTATATCCTAACTGATACTCAAATTTTTGAAAAAGGTTTTTATCTTTATAATCAATACATACTACTTTTAAACAGAAGTTTTTAAGACTAAATTGTTTCTCTTGTTTCTTATATAAAAGATAATGTCTAAGAACTAAACCTTCATACAAGTTATGACATATTAGATTTAATAGACAGTTGTAAATACCTATTAAAGATATATTATTAAATTCATACGAAAATCTTACTTTTGGGCTAAGAATTTTATGATTTGAGGAATCTGTTAAAATAAGTTGATCATGTTCTAATAACTCATAAAAGATACTAGCACTGTCTAAGCTATCAACAAACTGCTGAGCATTAACACTTAACAAGTAATCCTTTTCCTTATCTAATATTTTAATTTGGGTCATTTATTTATACAGGAATATTATCTACAAGGTCATTATAAAGCACTAATATCTTACTTATAAATTCATTTAAATCATTAGGATAGATACTGAAGTAATGATCTTTATTATATGTAGGTCTAGATGTAAATAATTTATCTTCTAGGATAAGTTTAGTATCTTCTATATAAACTACATATTCTAATTCCATATTATTAGACCATAATGATTTTGTTTTATTATTAATTTCAAACCTAATATAAGGCCTATTAGAATTTAAGAAACATACTTTTAATTTATTTTTATTGCTTTTATTATGTAAAATATGTTTTAAATTTAAAGCCTTTTCTAGATTAGAATAAATGATGTTTAAGACAAGATTATATAAGCCTATAACTGTTATACAGTTATAAGATTGTATATCCCTTTTTAATATAAAATCCTCTTGTAATAACTCATAAAAAATACTTTTACTATATATACTATCAATAAATAATTTTATATTAGTAGATGCTAAGTATTGTTTTTCTTTTTCAGTAATAGTAATCACAAAAAACCACCTTATAAATCCAAGTCTTCTTGTGGCATTAACTCAATAAACTCATCATATATAGTACAAACTTTAAATAAGAATTCATTTAAGTTATCAACCTTATAAAACACCTTATTAAATAAAGAAGTAGCTTCTTTGTCATAAGGTCTAATATAAGTAAAATATAAATCCCAAATACCAATTTCTATCTTAATAGTTTGTTTATTAGGATTAATTCTATAGATAAAACCTACACCTAATGTTTCTGCGTTTTGATATATCTCATTAAAATTATAAGGAGAAGCTTTAGGACAAGATTTAATAACATTACTAATAGCTTTAAGATTATTTTTCTTATTTAAAGCAGGAATAATCTTATAGGGTTCCCCCAAATATAGATAAAGATTAACAAGCTCAAATATACTGCAAAGGAATATAGAATCATTAAGAGGTATATTATTTTCATCAGCTTTAAATATCTCTCTAATAAAGGTATAAGTAGCGCTTTCCTTGTCAAATATAGATAGGGTATTAGACATTAGAAAGTCTAGTTGTTTATCTGTTAAATAGTTTTGTATTGTAATAGCCATAGGGTTAAAATAATTAGCTTCTAGTAAAGCATATAATATATCTTCATTGCATTTTTTTATTAGATCTGCAAAGTTATAATCATTTGATTTTGTATAATGAGGAAAATTATAAATTGCCATAAAAATAGGCTCTAATAAGAGCCTAATTAGTTAAAATATTAAGTTGTAATAGTATTATAAATTAACTATTAATTAAGTTACTTTGAAGTAAATAAATATACTTATCAATTGCTAAAGAATGTTCTTGTAACACATTACTAGTAGTTTTATCTATTGAATCTAGCCTATTAATATAAATATATAACATAGAACTGATAGTCTTTAAAACTTCAACAATAGTAATAATATTTCCTTGTATATCATTAGATATTTCATTTATATCATCTAATAATGTATTCTCAATACTAAACTTTAGATTAACTCTAGCCATAGCACCAAATGATCTAATTCTTTCAGCAAGAGGATCAATAAAACCACCAATAGTATCTAGAATCTCTTCAAATAGTTTATGAATAGAAATAAAACTACTACCTTCACTATTCCAATGAGCCTCCCAAACTCTACCATGAGCATCATTATAAGTAGCTATTAAACTATAAAGTACTGAACTAACTTCTGCTCTAACTTCTTCTGGTAAAGCATGTGTTCTAGTAAATTTAATATCTAACAAATTTGTTGTATTATCTTCCATTTTAATTTAATGTATTATATATTATGTATAATACATTATATAACACCTATTTAGTTATAATAAGTAAACATAAATGCCTACAAATATATACAAATAAGATATAATATTAGGTTTATAAAAAGTAAATAGTAATACACTAAACAGTAATATAAATAATGCAGTATCCTGTATTAAACACTAATTCTATTGAAGCTAATATATCAGAAACAAAAGCAAAGATACCTCTCTTAATAAAAGGTAATTGGCATGTTCCTGGATATGGTTTAATGAGAGTTACAGATAACTATATTGAAAAACTTAAAGATAACTACAAATCAAATGTATTAGGTTTTAAACCTTATGCAACACTAGGTCATCCAACTGATTCACCTGATCCAGCAAGCATTGATGGAGAAAGAAAAAGAGGAGACTTAGAAGATATAGTAGTAGAGAATGATATAGTATATGGAGTATATGATATTAACTTAGAAACATATAATCTTATTAAAAATGGGGATTATGAGTATAGTTCACCTGAGATTCAACAAAACTTTAAAGATAAAGTAACAGGAGAATCAAAAGGACCAACTTTACTAAGGACAGCACTAACAAATGCACCTTTTATGCCCTTCAATGATAATAAGATAGTAGCTTTATCACAAAGTAATAATACTAATGATGAAGAGATTATAAGTCCAATATGTATTAAACTATCAACTACTATTAGTGTTAATACACAAACAATAGAACCAACAATAGAAACAAAAACAGAACAAGAATATATAAAAATGTCAACCAATCCAATTGAAGTAACAAGTCCTTCTGTATCTACCCCTCCTGAAGTTAAACAATCTGTAGATATTGAAGCAATTCTAACTAAAGTATTAAGCACTCAAGCAGAAACATTTACTAATACTCTTAACAGTCTTACAACTAAGTTTGATGAAAGTGTAAATAATGTTATTACTCAAACATCTGAGACTGTAGCTGCACTAGCAAGTGAAGTTCAGAGCATGAAGAGTCAAGTATCTGATGTACTAACTAAAGCAAATGAATTTGATAAGACTGCACAATATGTAACAAGTCTATCTAGCAGTGATAAAGCAAGACAACTTAATAGTAAACTAAAGGGTTTGTTTGATTCTGGTGTTACTCCTGCTGCAATTTCTCTAACTAAGAAGCTTATTGAAAATGAAGGTAATTCTGTAGTTAAGCTATCTATTAATGGTGCAGAAACTGATGTATCATTTGAAGATTCTTTGATTGAATTAGTTAAACTAAGTTCTACTAGTTTTCAAGATGAGTTTCAAGTAGGTGCTCAATCTACCCCTGTTAAAGCAAACTATATTAATCAAGTAATTGAAGCTAATAAAGCTAAAGCAGAATCTAGTAAGATTAAGAAATAAATATAAACTAATAAATAATAATAATAAATAAGAGAATATAAATGGCATTACAACAAATTCCTTCTTTTAATATGGATGCATATGCATCTCCTTGGGAAACAGTAAGTACTAGTGAAAAACCAGGTGTACCAACTTATCTAGAACTAGCTAAGTCTTTCTTACCTTTAGTTGGTTCAACCCCTCTAAAAGAACTATTTCCTGATCAAACTATCAAACAACCTATTGTTGCAATTGAACAAAGATTTGAAACAAGTGGTACTTTACTTCCTCCTGTTAAATTTGGTGAACCAGATCAACTATTAGGAGTTTCTCAATACACAACTCAAAGAAGATATATTCAACCTTTATACCTTAGAGGATCACATTATATTAGTTGGGGTGATGTAAACATTAGAATCAAAGATGGCACCTTAAATGACTTTGAAGATCCACAAGCTTATGTTACAAAGCAAGTTGAAAAGCTAGTTGAAACACATAACCTAACATGGGATGTTTATAGAGGTCTAACTCTTCTTGGTGGTATTAATTATACTGATCCTAGAAGTGGGCAACCAGTTAGTGTTTCTGCTCAGATTCCTGCTCATAACTTCTGGTCTTATAATAATGTAAATGGTTATAGAGGTAGAAATGAAGCTAACTTGTTTAGAGGTTTGATTGATTATAATACTCCTCAAGCTTCTACTGCTGGTGTGCCTTGGACTGAGCCAGATGCTGCTATTGTAAGTTGTATTCAAAAGTTTGTTTATTGGTTTAAAACCACCAATAAAACTAGAGTAACTGCTATGTATATTCACCCTGACTTGAAGCAAATCATTAGTGAAAACAATGAAATTAAACTTCAAACTGGTGGTCTTATTCCTAGATTAGGTGCTCAAACTGGTGATAAGCAAGTTATGATTAATAACACTGGTGGTGGCTATCAAGTTGAAGCTAATGAACTAGCTGCTAATGCGTTTGGTTCTATTGGTGTGGGCCCTGAAGGTATTATGTCTATTGCTGGTGTACCTATTAGAACAGTTGAAACTTGGTACAGAGATCCTGTAGATGGTGTAAGGAAGTATCTATGGCCTAGAAATAAGGTTGTATTTGTATCTGAAGTTAATCCTGATGGCACCTATGAAGCTCCTGGTAGAACACAATATTGTGTATCAGAAGAAAGTGGTGGTGAACCTGGATTGTGGATGAGAGAGCAAAGAGATACTCCTATTCCTGCTGCTCCTGGTATGTACTTGCAACTAGGTAATGCTGGTCTTCCTTATCTCCTATATCCTCATAGAGTTGCTCATATGACTGTTGGTACAATTCAAGATATTAATACTAGAATTGGTATTTTAGGCGATCTTGGTTATGGGTCCATCTAGAAAGGTCCCTAAGATATATTCTTACTACAAGATATATAATAAAAAAGAGGTTAGATTTATTTCTAACCTCTTTTTTATTGCTTATGTTTTTAAGTCTTTTCTAGTTAATTTCCATCCTCTATATTCAATTTCCCCTTTTAAAAGTTTTGATAAAGTAGAACTAGATATATTATTATCTGAAGCAAAAACACTTAAACTTCTAAATACAAATTCTTTATTATCTCTATCAATTAAATAATATTCAAATCTATTTCCTCTTAAAGCATCTTTTGAAACAATTAGATTAGTATTTTCTTCAGCTTTATTAAGATCTATTTTATAACCAGTCCAACCCTTATAAAAGGTGCCTTTATTAATCATACTTCTAAGATGAGATTGACTAAGATTATTTAAATTACAAAACTCTAATAAATTAGTAAATACATGTTCTACACCTTCTGGTGTTTTTACATGATATTCATAAGGCATAACACCAGTCTTTTTAGCTGTATGTTTAGCTTCTTTAAACTCCATATTTATTTTGGCTTTAGGTACATTTCTTATAGTCTCAGCTATCTTATCCCTAACATCTTGTGAAGGACTTCTACCAGTAGCAGCCTCACTAATTTTCTTTCTAGCTTCTGGTGTATGAGTCCTACCAGACATATAATTAATACTTGCTGATGGATTAATATTATAACCAAAGTCTTCTTCATAAGACTTATAAAAATCCATCCAGTACTGCTCTCTTTCAGTTAATTTAACTTTATCATTAGTACCATCTTCTAACTTTGGCACCATTTCTAACACTTCAAATATAAAGTCTTCTTCACCGTATTTATTAAAAGCTTTTTGAAGATAATCATTATCATGTTGATTCCTTCTAAGATTTAATAAATGATCTCCTTTTCTACTATTTAAATATACTGTTTGTCCAATATATCTTTTACCAGTTGTTTTATTTGTAAAAGAATATATACCAGATGGTTTGTTTCTCATTTGTTATTTCTTATTAATTATTTATAATAAAAAGAAGTTAGATTTATTTCTAACTTCTTTTTATTGTGTATATTTTATTTATTAGATAATAAATAAAACTAATTAAAAACAAACTTAATAGGTAACTTATCTAACCTTTATTATTTAATCTAACTATCATTTAAATGCTCTGATTTCCACATAATATTTAAGCTTGATAGATCTGTATGTATAACAATATATCCATGTTTAATTAACTCTTTATATATGTATATAGAATATGTCAAATCTTTAACTTGTAAGTCAAAATAAAACTGTTCTGCCCTTGATCTAATTAGATCTGCAACCTTTTGTAATTCCATTTCTTTAGTACCAGTATTAGCTAATTTATTAGCTTCTTTAGCACTTAGTAATGGCAGTATTTCCTTCTCCTTAACACTTGTATTTATACTACTATCTTTAACTATCATTTATGTGCCTACTTTATGTTATAAAAGCCTACAATAATATAGCATTATAATATAAAGTATAACAATATAAAGTAAGTTAAAAAAGAATACTTACAATAAATAAATATAAAAAGAATACTTATAATAAATAAATATAAAAGAGAAATAAATGGGTTTATACAACATTAATCAAATCCTTAGAGGTGCTAGAAATGCTGGTGGTGTAAAGACTTACAACCAAGCATCAGTAACTACTAAGCCAACAGCAGCTATTGCTGGCACTACTATTACTTTTAGTGGTGGTGCAATTGAAGTAGAAGGTAAAGAATATGGTTTTTCAACCTTTGATTTTAGTACCTTTTCTGCTCTTTTGAAGGCATCTACAACTTATGTTTTAAGTGCAGTTCCTACTTATTTAGAACCTGCTGATCAAAGTGCAGCAGTTTCTGCTGGTGTTAACTATGTTGTAACACAAACTGCTCTTGGTGAATCAGTATTAAATTACTTTATGAACCCATCTGCTATTAGTGGTATTAATGCATTAGGTGGTGAAGAAGCAGTAAAAGAAAGAGTACAATTAGGTACTGCAAGTGAAGCAGATTATAGAGCTTTTAACTTCTTCTCTAGTGAAAGAGAAAAGCTTGCAGATCCTAGATATGGCACAGGTCAACAATTGCCTATTACTGGTATTAAATATGTATTAACTGAAGTATCAGCTCAAAATAATAGTTCTAAGTCTAATGTATTAAGTACTTTTACATATAATGATTTTGCTAAGTTTAGAGCTACTCAAGGTGACATTCCTGCGGAATTTAAAGTATTAGCAACTGCTGCTGCTGTAACAGCTTATGAAACACCTTCTAAGACTTTCTTGTGTAAGAGAATCTTTGGTTATACTTCTTTAAACAATGCTAATGCAAACATTGGTGGTGTTGAAATTGCAGTTTATAATAAAACAACTGGTGCTCTTTTACCTACTCCTTTTACCAATCCTACTAATATTTCAACTGAAGCTAGTGTAGCCTCTTTAACTCACTTTACAGTATATGAATACTACAGTCCTTCTTATATGGAACTAGGTAATGTAGGAACTAAAGATAAAGTACTAAACATCCTATCTAATAAAGAAGCATCTGGTCTTGGTAGAATCAATCCTATTTACTTAGATAATCCTTTTAGTATTCAAAGATCTTCACTAATGAATACTAAAGCTAGACCTGCTTTAACTCTTTATAACAATCCTTGTGATCTAGTTAAAGTAACAGTATCTAGTTTAGGTCCTGTAGTACTTAGCTCACTTGTTCCTGTATATGATACACTAGTGTAATAACTACAAATTAATAATAAATAGGTACATCTAAGCATGTTTGATCCAAACATTAAAGTTAGAGTAGTAGCTGATTATAAATATAAAGATGGGAGTTACTTAATTGCTAACTCCTATCTTTCCTTTGATATTTATGATAGTACTAAGATAGCAGAACTAATTAATCTATATAATTCAAATTATGAATATAAAGATCATATTGAATTACCTTCTATAGACTCTTTACCATTCCATGTAAAACAACAACTACAAGAAACATATAAGTTTAATAAACCACAAGAAGCAGATGGTTATCTACCTCCTAGTGATAAACCCTTATATGAAACAGTTGATGATACATACTCTCCTTTTGCTCCTTCTCCTTATGAAGATAAAGATAACTTTGAAGTTCTAGCAGATAATATATATGAACCTAAAGTTGAAGAACCTAGATTCATAGAATTAACCCCTCCTTCACCTTCAGTAGCAGAAGTAAAAGATGTAGTAGTTAAAGATGTAATTAAAGAAGAAGTAGAAGAAATAACTAAAGAAGAACCAGTAGTTGAACAAGTATATAGTACATATACACAACAACTACTTAAACTAACTAAAGAACAGTTAGAAGATAAAAGTGCTGCTGATATTAAAAAGGCAGTATTAGAAATAGATTCTAAATATGATTACACTAATAAAATAGAAGCTATTAAATACTTATTAACTATTAAATAATAAACAATAATGAACTTTGCACAAGACATACAAAGTAGTCTTGATACAGTCAACTTTATAAAACTAGTAAGGCCTCTATGTGTATTAACACAGGGGTCTTCTTTTATAACTGATGATGACATATTATTTCAAGGCTACAATCAATTCAATAACATAGGACTTGTATTATCTGCTGCTAAAGATAAGGACAATACACAATTATTTAAAATACCAACAACATATCAAGCTGTATTAGGTTTAATGACAAACTCTGAATATAGTTCAGGTTTAGTTAATGTAGCAGCAGAGTTAACAGCAGCTAATATCATTAGATCATTACCTCTTAATGACTCTTTAAAGTTAATTGAAAGAGGAAATACATTAGAAACAAGGGCATACTCTAACTTAGATAGAATTATATTCTTATATACATCTGCATCAGCAGTATCAGCTAATACATCTATTAGTACATCTAATGATTTCTTTTTCTTCTCACCTGATATAGATAGAACAACTCTTTTAGATAGTCAATTTGATGTTGGATTAGAAACAGAATCAGTTAAGTTAACGGGTGTTAAAACAGTTAAAACACTATCTGTTGATCCTAATCAAGTCTCCTTTATATACTACAACATATTAAAGTCTGAACCAGGAACACCACCACTATTAAATGAAGGTATAACTATAGTAAATAATGGACAAGATATAGAGAACTTTATATATCAATTATCATCTGATATAAACACTTTATGTACTAATGTTTATTCAACTGGAACAGCAACTTATCCCTTCTCTAACCTAATAGCAGAGCCAACAAGAACTCAAAATATAGATTCAACTATATCTATAAAGAAGAGTAACTTTTATACAAACACTACTACATTTTTAAATAAGACTGCAACATTTACTCTTAGAACATTTAGTGTTTATTTAGAGTTTGCAGCTAGAAGATTATCTACTACTATATCAAGAGAAGCTATTACAATTAGACCTTTAACAATACATAAGGCTGCTTTATTAACGCCTTATACATCTTATAAAGGAATATATAATACAACTACTTTATACTCTTTAAATGATGTTGTTATAAATAATAATATAGGTTATAAAGTAATACTTGCATCACCTCCTGCAAACAGTATAACTAACACTACTTATTGGCAACAGTTAGATGTATCTAATGTAAGTTATACATCTAATGATTTATTAGTTAGAAAGTCCACTTATATAAAGAATTATGTTGATGGTTTATTAATTGGTAAACAAACATCAAACTACTTTAACTATCAATCATTGCAATTAGAAGGACCTTTATCAGCCATTATTGATGTTAATAAAGGTACAGTTAGTTCAGCTTCAGCTACAACAACAGGATCAACATCAATTGATCATAAAGTTGAAATAGATACCTTTTACTTTAGTTATTCAAATCCATTAACACCTTATTGTACTTCTGCTGGAACACTTTTATTTAGAATATCAACCTTATTTGAAGATGTTCCTTGGATACCAATAAACATAGAACTTGGAGATCAACCAGAAGATGTAGCATTTAAGTTATTACAAGGTATATTGGAATATAGAGTAGAACAAGATACTAAAGTAGTAGGAGCTCAAATATATAAAGATGCAGTTTATATAAATGCTTATAAGATTACAAATCCAGAAGTAAGAGTAGTAGTTGATATTAAATTTGAAAATGTAGAAGGAATAACAGTTGCATCTTATTATCATTTAGTTGCACCAGCTATAACAAGTTATGCAACAGCACCTAGATCAGTAGCAGTTACAACTGTATTAAGAGTAACTAATAATCCCTCAACAGATCAAACAATAAATAAAGGAGCATCTGCTATTGATTTTGGAAGTAGAAGTAATAGTACTATGAATAAAGTAAAAGATAAGATAGCTTTATTAAATGATGTTATAGGTAGTCAATATGCATGGAGTAGATAAAGTATGTATGAGTATTGCTAAAGGTATTGCAACTCATCCTCTTATACTTGCAAATCTAATAGTTAATCCAATAACAAATGAACCCATCCCTATTTCAAGTTATAGATTATATGGTGGATTAGAGACATCATCTAACACTTTAACATGTGCAGTATATCCTGCACCTATATCATCATTAACGGCAAAATCAGCTACATCACAAACAGCATCTATTGTATATAAACCTTACAACTTAGGTAGTGAAACTGATGAAGTAATGTCAATGATACATATTAGTTTTTACTTTAATAGTGTTACCTCTGGCTCTCAATCAACCCCTTTAATTCTAGAAAATATGCCTACACAATTACCTATTAGTAATGATGAAATAATAATAGAAAATAGCACAAATATAGAATTATATACAGATGTAGCTTTACATATATTAAGTCAATGTATTGAGTTATTAAGACTAATAATATATGACATTAAAATAGATGATTTAAACACTAAAGTAGAACTACTAAGATCATCATTTATTGGAGGTGAGTGGGAAAAAGATCCATACTTTAAAGAGGTAATGACAGCTTGTTTAGTTACCACTTATCTACCAAAAGCAGCAAAAACAAATCCAACAATACAAGATATAAAATATAACATAAACAATGAGAATTCCTGAAGTTATTTTTAATGAGACACCCTCTTTAGGAGCACCTATAAACACTACTGCTTCTAATAGAGTTGCTATTGTAGGTGAGTTTACAAAAGGACCAACTAATACTATTTTACTATCAGAGTTTAAAGACTTTGCAAGGATATATGGTTATGATACTGGCACTGCAAACTTATCCTTTCAAGCAGCTTATGATCAAGGTGCTAGAGAATTTGGAATTAAAAGAGTAATAGGTCAAGCAGTTGCACCTAAGATTGACTTATTAATTGGTGGTGTTGCTACAAAGGCTAACAACTTAACTATTAACTTAAAGTTTGTAGGACAACCAATAAGCACAGCAACTAGTTACATTGAAACATTCATTAGTTCTAGTGGTAGTTATACTGGTACAACTGATAAAAGATATTTGTTTAGAGTTACCCAGGGTCCTATTACACTTAATGCTACCTATAATCAAGCAACAGCAGCTTCTACTATTACTACATCCCTTGCTAATGCATCTAAAGTAGTAATTGGTTCTAAGATTGCAAGTGCAGAGTCTGGGGTATTAACTACTCCAACAACTACAACTGTAACAGCAGTTAATCCTCTAACTGGAGTTATTACTTTATCATCTCCTTTAGTAACAGGAGTAGCTGGTTATGGTGAATTTACACTTACTAATAAAGCAACATTAAAGTGGGTTGTATTACCTATTAATCAATACCCATTTGCAACTAATCTACCTACTGTTAATTGGGGTGATGATAGTGCTGATGTTCCTACTTATGTTGATACAACTGGTACAACAGTTACAGGTGCAATACTTGGAAGTGCTTTAGATTTAACAACTGATGCAGGTATATTTAAAGTAATAGCTGAAGGTATATCACTAAAGTTTAGTGTAACTGGAGTACCAATTGAAGTATATCCTGGAGAACAGTTTACATTAAGAGTTAACTCTGCTGAATATTTGATTCCAATTGCAGAAGGAGCAACTTCATCTGATGTTATTAATAACATTCAAGATATTATAGGTGGTATTGCACCTATTGGTTTAGTTAAAAGATTAGAAAATGAATTAGGTGCATCCTTATTTTTATCAGAAGAAATTGTTAATCAACCTCTTGAGTTCTTTGACTTAGATGAACCTAATAGAGTTACAATTGCAAGTGGTTATAGTCTATGGGTTGATTTAGATGAGCCAGATGGACAAGTAGTAGTTACAGGTTCAGCTACAAGTGGATCTACATCGTTAACAGTTTCAGATGCAACTAACATTGCAATTGATAGTATTGTATCTGGTACTAGTATTGTTCAAGGCACCACTGTTATTAATAAAGTTGGTAATGTATTAACACTATCAGATCCTGTATCAGCAAACATTGTTAGTGGTACTATTACAGTCTCTAACTTAAATGGTATTAGCTTTAGTAATTATGGATCTCTTAATAAGAGTGGATTCTCTGCTACCTCTAATAATGCTAGAAATGCATTTGTAACTACTTATTCTTCTGATGGATATCCTTTAGTTAGATTTA